GATTTTTGATAAAGGAACTATTGATGTGACATTAGCAGGTCGTAATAGTCTATACGAGTCTGTGTCCCAGCACCATAAAAGAACTGTATCTTTTGTAGGTCTGGCTCTGTTCCGCTTCTTTTGTATGTAGGGGGTTGAGAAATCTAAAGTACATACATTGTACTTTAACTTCCTTGAATTGGTACTTTTGTATGTTATGACTGCATCACCGCATTCCATTACAGCTTCTATAAAGTCTTTATTCGTCACGTTAGTTCCTTGGTTGGTTATAAGAAACCACGCTAGTAGATATGTTTGTATTAGAAAATATGCTTAAAATTTTAAATACAAAAATACAAGGAGTAGCTCACTACCCCTTGCATTCAGGTGGATTAACCGTTTACTGCGTGAACTCCTAGAAGGGTTCTTCTTGACATACACGCTTGCCCTAGTTAAAATCATTCTGACCCCATTTGGGCTCTCACCTAATTCGTCAGCTATATCTTTTACTATCTCCATACTCGTTTCTGGAGTAGGGTCTTGTTCAGTATATAAGTCGATTGCCTGTTGTTTTGATTCATCTGTCCAAGCCACTCGTCTTCTCCTTAATTCTTTTTGTTGTTGATAAAATCTGTCTCCCATTCATATATTATAGAGGATATAATCATAAAAGTCAAGATTTATTTTGAGTTATGGTAAAATTGCATTGAACTTTAAATCCTCTGCTCTTTCATCTGTCCACTTGTCTCCACAATCTACACAGGTCATTACGGGAGCTACAATAGCAATTGGTCTGTTATCATGATCAAACTGAATAATGTCAGCTCGTTGATTTATATTCAGACTTCCGCAATTTGGACAGTTCATTATTTTCCTGTGTTAATTTTTCCATGTTTTTCTATTATACTAAATTCCCGACCAAAAGTCAAGAACAATTTTTTGGTAGGTTGAGCCTACCACTCTATTTCATTCTCTAAAAAGGTTAGCTTATCCCACGCTTCTGCAGCCTTATCCATTTCTGTATCTATGGCTGAGATTAAGTCTGGGTGGTCACCTATTCCTGCAGGATTAGTCAAATATACACTTATATTTGCTTTCGCTGTAGCAATATCCCCTTGATACTTTAATACTAAAGCATCTCTTAAAGTTTCGTTAATTTTCATCTTCTCTCCCTAATAGGCTCTCTACGAAAGCCCTAATAAAGTCTTCACTGTTCATAAAAATGATTATCAATGCTGGTGCCATTACTATTGAAAAACCAAAACATAGTGAATAATATAACTTCTTATATATTACACATACATTAGTTGGGTCAACCATCTTTGCTACTTGATGTGCTGGATACCAAATCGTAATCATACTAGTTAATGCTCCCGATAACGCAATTATTGCGTAAAAATAAATTATTTCCATATATCTCCTTAATCCTCAAAACTTACTCCATATTCTTTTAGGTGTTTGAGGCTTCCTAAACTTTGGCATAATGTATGAGCAGAAAAACCTACTTTCTTCTTGCCCGTCCACCAACCAAGTGTTTCGTATTCATCACTATATGGTATAAGATTATAACACCAAACTCGGTACATCTTACAACCATACATTCCTTCGTAATCTACAGTTTTGAGTCCTGCCATTGAGTCTAAGTATTCAATTGAATACTCTTGTTCAACTATACATGCCATATGATACTTGGCATTCCAAACTATCTCACCTTTCTCAAAGCTATTTCTAAGACAAGCATCGGGTAGCATTGCTTCTTTGTGCTTGTCCTCTCCTGTAGGTCGTTGTGGTACTCCGACTCTGCTAATAATCCCTTTAACAAAAGCCTGAGACCTATATATACTTTTTGCTATGTCTGAGATACTTTCTCCTTCAACATAATCTTGTATAACTTGTTTTATTTCGTCTGGAGAAGCAGGTTTTCCTTTAGTTTGTAACTTTCTTATAGCTACATAGTTTTCCTGTTCTTCAAATTCTTCTATAATACGATTTAATCGTGTCGTATTATAACTAATATTCAGCATTTCACATGCCGATTTCTTTGTACTTCCTTCTTTTAACGCACTAATAACTCTGCGTATATTTGCATCACTTAGATTTTCGTGTGCTCGTTTTCGTACTCCTCTTTTATATGCCATTAATCCATATCTAGTTGTATCTGTTGTTCGTACTCTCTGAATTCGTCAGCTTCTTTTATTTTTTGTCCTAATAAAATAATGGCATAATGAATTATCTTATATAAGTCTTTTTCATCATAGCCATTTTTCTTGCCATATCTTTGAGCATACTTCATTATGTTTCCTATACAGAAGCCTTCTCCGTGATCTGCGTCAAAGATAACTTCAGTTGCTTGAAATTTTCCTGAGCCATAGTGCTTTTCATAAGTACCATCTATATACTTTTGTAATGATTTTATTACTTCGTCTTCTTTAAACTCGTACTTCATTATACATAACACATTAAAAATCCAATAAATATACATAAAAAAGTATATCCTATAAATTGGTAATTATTCATTTCCATCTTTTCTTATAAAGTACTTTTAATTTCTCACTTAAATCCCAATACCAATCAGACTGTGTTATATAAGAAACTGCATATATCCAAAACACTATAGGGAAAGCATACTTAAAAAGATAAAAAGGAAGTAAATATATATCTATAATCATATATCCCCTTCCTCTCTGTTTTCACTTTTGTAATAGTCAAAACCATTGGGGTATCTCTTTTCTAGTTTTGCTATATTTTCTTTCATAACTTCTTCTGGAGTGTATCCAAGAGCTAAACAGCCCTGTACCCAATACCATAATACATCTCCAAGTTCTCTTTTAAGATGAAACTTTACATCTTCATCATAGTGTTTACCTTGAAACACTATCTTCTTTATTATTTCAGAGAACTCACCTGATTCTGCTTGCATTCCCATAGAGCAAGTTATTAACTGGCTCCATTCGGCATCTGAATAGGTATTCTGCAAACCGAATAACCTATCTGCCATAACCTCGGTTCTGAGGCTTTCATCTGATGTTGTACTTCTTACAAACTTTCCGTAATCATCTATGTTAATTGTCATTGTTTATAAGCACTCACACTTTCTACTACAAAACCTGTGTTTCTTAATTTTTCTGTCACGTCTCTAATAGCGTCTCCACCATCAAATGCATCTATTGTTACTTTACCGCTAAAACTCACTTCGAATTTTCCTGCTTCTGATTCTGGGATTTCGTAACCTTCGTTCCCCCAGTCATTTGTTCCGCTTTCGCCCATTTTTTACTCCTAATGTAATTTATTGTTATTCTTATACCACCAAGCTAACCACTTATCAATTTCTTCCCTAGAATAGTTATCTGGGAAAGTAACTGTTAAATCGTCTCTTAGTCGAATTTTTTCCATTATATATATTATAATTGAAATGAACTTATAAGTCAAGTTTTATTTTGAGATGGGGTTAATTTTATCTAAACCACCCAACGAGAGAATGCCTGACCCCTCTCACAATAGGACTAACCCTATGTTTATGAGAGGAATCAAACATTGTAATTGATCCTTTTTCGTATGCTTCAGCGTTCAGAGTGTACTCTTTGAACTCAAGATCACCTCCTTCATACTCTGTTTTATCGGAAAGCTGAAGAGAAAGGCTAAGCCTTCTTGGTCCTTCAGGCGGGGAGTCTAAGTGCCAGTCATAAAAGTCGCTTTCTTCATAAGTAGCCAACTGTAGAGGTTCTAGCACTAAGTCTTCATACCCCCAATACTGTAAACCGATGGTTGAACCCGCAACTTGTATGAACATGGTAAGATCATGCCAGTATTCATTATCACGCAACCATCGGACTTTAGATTTGCGGAATGCTTTATCTGATAAAGCATTTCCTATATATCCTTCCATTGGTATAACAATATCAAGGGCTTTTAGTGTAACATCACATAATTCGCTTGGTACGACTTTATGTGTTGAATAAATCACTATCTATTTGGCTCCAACACTATTAATTTTATTTTTTGAGGTTCCTGCATATAAACCGAACCATGCGGCTCCTGCGCCTACGACTATTGATATTAGTCCTGATTGCTCAAAACTAGGTTCTGGCAAAGCCATAAACCACATTGTGCAGTAATATAATAAGTAGATGTAAACACCTAAAAACGCTCTAGGAAATATTCTCCATGCGTCAATCATGTTAGATAACCATATCCATCTTTGCCATGGATTATCTGGCTCCCTTTCGTTCTCCATCTCCATTATCTTTGCTTTTAGTTCCCCTATTTCAGAAACCATAGCCATAAATTTATTAAGATCTATCTCGACCTCATTACGGCTCATATCTCCTTGAAATTGTTCACTCGGTTGTGCCATTTATTTACTCCGCTTTATAACAGGTCCATGCTCCATAAGCTAACCCTGCCCATGCTAGTAATTTAGCTAATCCGCCTGTGAATATAACCATTAAACAAACTGCGCATATAACAGCTCCGTCCCAAGATGTTCTCTCGGAAACTCTCGCCTTTGCCCAATCTGCCCATGCTTTTACTTGCTCCATTTTTTCTCCATTTTAGTTCCAAAAGTTATTAACTTCCGCAACTCCGTGATTTCTTCTTCCAATCGAGAAATCTCACTTACATTCTTACTGACTGCAAGTTGTTTATTAAGCTGTTTTATAGCTATTTTAAGATTCTTCCGTGTGGCTGTCATTAGTGTCCATATCTTTTATCCACTTATAGCTAGGGCTTTCCCTATCTACGGGGGTAATATCTGTACTATATAGTTTAACAACTTTATATTTCCAGTCGCCTTCGTCTAATGCTGAAGGCAACCTTCT